AAGGAGACCCGAATATATTTTTTAAGAAGAGAAAACCAAAACATATTTATACATACTATCTAAATAAAAAAATTAAAAGACAAATAAAAAATGATATCGCTAGAAATGGTTAATACAGAATCAGCCGCAAACTTAGTAAAGAAGATTATTAATAACCATCATTCTTATGTTCCTAGTCATAAATCTGTCGGAAGAAGAATTGATTGGTTAGTATACCATTCTGATTATACTAATATATTAGGTGTTGAAAAACCTATTGGTATGATTGGAATTGGTTCTTCTGTTTATCCTTGTCCTAAAGATATATTAAATCATTTAGGTAAGAAGGCAGATGAATATAAAGAACCAGCATATTTTAATACTATAGCGAATAACTGGAGATTCTGTATGACAAAATCAATAAAAAATGCAGGAACGCAGATATTGAAACAGGTTAGAAAACAAGCACCTATAGAGTGGAAGAAAAAGTATGGAGATGATTTGAAGTGGTTAATTACTTTCGTAGCTGGTGGCAATAATGGTGCTGTTTATAAGGCAGATAACTGGAAACAGATTGGTGAAACTGCTGGATTAGCGAAAGAGAGAAAATCATTTTCAGTAAAGTGGAGTAGTGCTGAATATTTGAAAGAAACTTTTTTACCACCGACTGGTGAAAATAAGAAAATAATTTTTATAAAAAGACTTGACTAATATACTAAAAAATGTGTATATTTGCATGTAAATTGGAGTGTTATAATGAAAACTATAAAAGAATCTAAAACAAAAAAGAAGTATGCTACCCAATATGAAAATAAAAAGGGTGGTGATATTGTTTCAATGATGGAAGAAGAATGGCCACAGATGACAGCTGAGTTTCGTAGATTACAACGAGAACAATATGAGTTGTTTCTACACAAACAACATGACTATGGTCCTGGTAATATTTCAGTTGGTACACAATTACAGACGCCAGAAGAGATACAATTATCACTTACTGGTCTTTGGTTTCGTATGAACGATAAGATACAGAGATTAAAGAATTTACTAATGAGTGGTCGTGGTAATGCTGTAGAAGGTGAACCAATGGAAGATGCATTTCTTGATGTATCTAACTATGGTATTATGGCTACAATAGTAAAGAATGGTAAGTGGGGTAAATGAAGAATATATCATATAGTCAGTATTCAATGTGGGCTCAATGTCCACATAGATGGAAAACTGCATACATAGATGAACAGAGAGAATACTCTGATAGTATTCATACAATGTTTGGAACATCAATGCATGAGGTTATACAAACTTTTCTAACAGTAATGTATAACGATACTGCTAAGCTAGCAGAACAATTACCATTAGAAGATATGTTACGGACTAGAATGAAACGAAACTTTGAACAGATTGTAGAAGCTAATGGTGGTGAAATGTTTTGTACTGAAAGTGATATGGTTGAGTTTTATAGTCAAGGTGTAGAGATACTTAAATTTCTTAGAAAGAAGAGATCACAATATTTTAGTAAAAGAGGTTATGAGTTAGTTGGTATCGAAGTTCCATTAAATTATGATTTGCCAAATAATATTAAATTTGTTGGTTACTTGGATGTAGTGATAAAGGATACAGTTAGAGATGTAATCAAAATATATGATATAAAGACTTCTACTATGGGTTGGAATAAATATATGAAGGCTGATAAGTTAAAGAGTGACCAATTATTATTGTATAAACAATTTTATGCCAAACAATACAATCATCCAATAGATAAAATTGAAGTTGAGTTTTTTATAGTTAAACGTAAGTTATGGGAACATACAGATTACCCACAAAAGAGAGTTCAGAAGTTTGTACCAGCAAATGGTAAACCATCAATTAATAAAGTAGTTGCTAGGTTGGATGAATTTATGACAGAATGTTTTACTTCTGATGGAGAATATAATGTAGAACATATTTATAGAAAAGAAGCATCTAAAAAGAACTGCAGATTTTGCGAGTTCAATCAGACAGAATATTGTGACGCGGGAGTAAAGTGATGAAAGTAAATCTTAGAATGAATCTATCTCATTTTTTAGATAAAGCAATTGAAGAATCAGTTATAGATAAATTGGAAAGTATTCATAAGGATAGTATTACATATTATTTAACATTGTGGTATGAGGATGGATCTTTAAAGCCAGATGATATAAAGAATTTTTTAATAAAATATGAATCTCATTTACATTTTAAGACTAATATAAAAGTGGGTGATGAATTAAAGTATAATGATTTTGTTTGGTACGATATTATTGATCAAAAAAATGCTGATAAGACTAATAGAGTTCGATTTCAATATACTTATAATAGGGAAGAAGATATACTGGATGGTTTAAAAGAATTTCATAAATGTGCTAAATTCTGCACATCAGAAAAGCCACCTAAAAGGCAGAAGAGGAATGATTATGAAAGTAGCAATAGTAGGAAGTAGACAATATACAAATAAAAGAAGAATACAAGAGTTTATTTATAAATTAAAAGAAAAATATGGTGATGAATTAGAAATAGTAAGTGGTGGACAGAAACAAGGTGCTGATGGATATGCTAAAAAGTATGCTTTAGAATTTGATACAAAATATTCAGAATTTCCACCCGCTCATTATCAGTATAATCAACATTGTGTATTGGAAAGTTATAACTATGGTAAACCTTATGCTGTCTGGCATTACCACAATCGAAATAAAGAAATAGCTGAATATACAGATGTAATGGTTGCATTCATACCGAAAAATCACATATCAAAGGGAACTGAAAGTGCTCTAAAAGAAGCTGAGAAAAAAGAAAAAAAATATGTTATAATAAATTAGTTTTATATATTTATATATGTATATACGGAGATTAATGTTATGTTAAAATTGACATCCGTAAAGTTATTAGACAATCTATATAAAAAATTCAAAATAAGTAATTTAGATGATAGCTTTACATTACAAAAGTTAGTAAATCGTTCAATGGACTTGTATGTTCATAATGATGATTTCAGAAAAACTATTAATGAATGGAAAAACCTTAAACCAAGCGGGAGTGCATTATGAATAAATGGTTAAAAGCAGAGTTGGATTATTGGAAATCACAACGCTCAACAGCATTAGCTACTTTAGAGTTATATTTCAATGATTCAGTAGGTATTGGGGAGCACTCAAAAATCTCAGATGAAATTCACGAATGGACTAATAAATTATCTCAAGCTACAGAAAATTTAGATAATTTAAAGACATATTTCGGTGATGATGGGAAAACAAAAAATGTAAAATCGTTACTTAAAGATTAGAGGGTTATATGGATAAGAAGAAGATTCTGTTATTGTCAGATGATTTGAGAATGTCATCTGGTGTCGGTACAATGTCTCGAGAAATAGTTATGGGTACTTTAGAACATTTCCAATGGGTTCAGATTGGTGGTGCTATTAAACATCCAGATGCTGGTAAATTTATTGATATGAATGATTCGGTTCGTAAAGAAACTGGTATAGAAGATGCATATCTAAAAATAGTTCCTGTTAGTGGTTATGGAAATCCTGAATTATTAAGGCATATGATAGCAACTGAAAAGCCAGATGCTATACTTCACTACACAGACCCAAGATTTTGGGAATGGTTATATCAAATGGAACATGAGATTAGAATGGAAATACCAATATTCTATTATAATATTTGGGATGACTTGCCTTATCCAATGTGGAATGAACCATTCTATGAGAGTTGTGATTTGATTATGAATATTTCAAAACAGACTCACAATATTGTTAAGAATGTCCGCCAGAATGTTCCAACGAATGATTGGAATAATACTTATGTTCCACATGGAATCAATTCAGATAATTTCTATCCTATTGATGAACTGGATGTTAAAGAGTGGGGAGACTTATTAAACTTTAAACGAAATGTGGTTGACGATAGGGAATATGATTTTATAGTGTTCTGGAATAATCGTAATATTCGTAGAAAGCTTCCTGGTGATGTTATACTTGCATTTAAAACATTTTGTGATATGTTACCTGAGGAAAAAGCTAAGAGATGTGCTCTAATAATGCACACCCAACCTAAAGATCCTAATGGAACTAATTTACCAGAGGTTGTAAAAAATGTTTGTCCAGATTACGATGTTATATTTTCTCATAAAAAACTCTCTGACCAACAACTTAATTATCTTTACAATATAGCTGATGTTACAATCAATATGGCTTCTAATGAAGGATTTGGTTTAGGTACTTGTGAGTCTTTAATGTGTGGTACTCCAATATCAGTTAATGTTACTGGTGGATTACAAGACCAATGTGGATTTAAGTATAAGGATAAGTTATTAACCTATGAAGATTACAGTTGGGTTCATTCATTACATGATGAGAAAAAATGGAAAGATAATCCAGACCTTACTCATGGTGAGTGGGCTAAACCAGTCTGGCCTTCTAATAGAAGTTTACAAGGTTCAATACCAACACCATATATTTTTGATGACAGACCTCGATTTGAGGATTTTGCTGATGCTCTTAAAGAGTGGTATGATATGGGACCAGAAAAACGGAAAGAGTGTGGTATGAAAGGTCATGAATTTGTTATGAGTGATGATGCTATGATGTCAGCAGCTGCTATGTGTAATTTGTTTAAAGAACATATGAACACAGCTTTTGAAAAATGGACACCACGTAAACGATTTACAATTTTTGAAGGATAGGAGATAGGATGAGACCATTAGTATTAGTTACAGGGCCACCAGCAACCAGAAGTGGTTATGGTGCTCACACAAGAGATTTAATTCATTCATTAATTAATATGGATAGATTTGACATTCATGTAAATTCTTTGAGGTGGGGAAATACACCTATGAATGCTCTTAATGAAAAAGATCCTAAAGATAAGTTGATTATTGATAGGCTAATGTCAGATAATAGCTTGCCAAGACAGCCAGACATTCATTTTCAAGTAAGTGTACCAAATGAATTTACTAGAGTTGGTAAATATAATATTGGTGTAACCGCTGGTATAGAAAATACAGCACCAAAAGCTGAATGGATTGAAGGTTTAAACAGAATGGATATGAATATTGCTGTATCTGAATTCGTCAAAAACACATTCGATAGTGTTGTTTATGATAAGTTGAATGAACAAAAACAAAAAGTTGGTGAATTAAGAATGACTAAGCCAATGGAAGTTTTATTTGAGGGTGCTGACTTAAACATCTATAAAAAAACCAAAGAGTTTTCTAAAGAGTTGGTAGATGAAATGGAAAAGATTCCAGAGAAATTTGCATTTCTTTATACAGGACATTGGTTGCAAGGTGATTTAGGTCAAGATAGAAAAGATACAGGTATGTTGCTTAAGGTATTTCTTGAAACATTTAAGAATAAGAAAAATCCACCAGCTTTAATAATGAAAACAAGTGGTGCTACATTTTCTGTTATAGATAGAAATACAATGTTAGAAAAAATTGAAGATATAAAAAGGTCGGTGAAAGGTAAGTTACCTAATGTTTATTTGTTACATGGAGATCTCCTTGATGAAGAAATAAATGAACTTTATAATCATCCAAAGGTTAAAGTGCATATAACTTTTACTCATGGTGAAGGATTTGGAAGACCATTATTGGAAGCTTGTTTTTCTGAGAAGCCTATTATAGCTCCAGATTGGGGTGGGCAAAAGGATTTTCTTAATAATAAGAACGCTGTTCTTTTGCCAGGTACTTTGATTGATGTTCATAAGTCGGCTGTTCCAAAAGAAATGTTACAATCAGGTGCTCAATGGTTCGCTGTTAATTATCAGTATGCTGGTCAGATGATGTTTAAGGTCTTTAAAGAATATAAAAAATATACTTTACCAGCTAAAAGGTTAGCTATATCTAATAGAGCTAAGTTTTCATTAGAAGGTATGGATAAGAAGTTCGAGGAAATACTGAATAAATATCTTCCTAAATTTGAAGAGATTCCACAGGCAGTAAACTTGAAACTTCCAAAGCTTAGAAAAGTTAATACGCCAGATAATGATAAAGGTTCGATGGGCGTTCCTACTAAAAAATTACCACAATTGAAGAAGGTTAATCATGGAAAGTAAAACTAATTGTCCATTATGTCAAGATTTACACAATAATTGTTTTGTAGAACAAACTGTAGTCGATGAAAAGCCATTTGAGTCATATATGTGTTTTGGTTGTGGTATGACTACCAATTCTTATATGGCTATAGATAGTGAACACTTGGAGAAAGCTACTGAAAATAATACCCAATTAATGAATGATTTAAAGATAGTGGATGAAGAAAGAGGTCTTGTTTGGTTTCCATCAGTAGTTAATATGGGAGAAAGAGGTATAATATATCCAGATGGTAAACTTACTGATTGGTACTGGAATTATGCTAAAGTAGTTGATGTGCCTGAGGAAGAAAGAGATCAATATGATGGCCATGACAAAAAATTGGATATAGAAAATCCACAAATATTTGGCCAATTTGAATTTCTTGATGCTTGTAAAGCTATGGGAATTATGATGGAAGATGTTGGTGATAAGGTTGATCTCTAATGGGTAAGTTAACTTATAGTTGGAGTAGAGTTAAACGAGGAGATATAATCTCATTCAGATATCCGAATAAGGAAGGTCGTATTTTAAGAAGAAGTATATTAGTATTAGAACCGAAACTAATGAATGAAGCTAAGAATCCATCAAGTAAGTTTTTAATACATGGAATACAATTAGAGGTTTCCAATCAAGCTGTAAATGCGCCGAATGTAATGCAGAATATATTAGAGACTGCTGGTTTAGTTGAAGTAGTTGATGAAGATAAACAAGTGTATAGAGTAGATATAGAAGAAAAAACCCAACAGGTTTATACATCATTGAAGTCATTAATAAAACAACATGGAATATACAGAACTTATAACTACGATAAAGCTACTAAGAGTCAGGTATTTTTGGAAGATTTGAGATTGCCACCAGCTTATGTAAAGGATCTTCTCGGTGAATATTAGTTATGGCATTACAGTCTACAATGAGGCAGATGAATTAAATAAGTTATTAGAGATACTTGTACATAAGACAGATGCTGAAGATGAGATAATAGTTTGTGTTGATGATACGAATGGTGAAGATGACGCGGTAAGATTTGTATTAGACAGTTGGACTCAACAATATGCTCATACCAAAATGATAAAGGTATATCAGAGGAAACTTAATAAAGACTTTGCTGCACAAAAGAATTCAATCATAGAAAACTCAAAAGGTGATTACATCTTTCATATAGATGCTGATGAATATCCTAATGAAATATTACTACAACAATTGAAACAGATATTAGAAATTAATGATGTGGATTTGGTGTGGGTGCCAAGAGTAAATACAATTGAAGGTATGAAAGACGAACATATTAATAGATGGGGATGGAGAGTTACAGAAAATAAATGGGTAAATTATCCCGATTATCAAGCTCGTGTATTTCGGCGTGATAGTGAAATTCGTTGGGAAAGACCTCTACATGAAGTAATAAGAGGATATAAAACCTATTCACATTTGCCACCACATGAGGAATTGAGTTTGTATCACCCAAAGACGATACAAAAACAAGAAGAACAAAATATGTTTTACAATAAAAACTTTAGTAGAGAAATGAATGTACGGAGAGGTGTATGATATTTTGGAGAATTGTAGATAATCAGGTTTATCCAGTTGAAGAAACAGATGCTTTAGGATTTGAAAAGTCAGATGGATTAGCTATTCCAGATGATTACTTAGATAGAAAAGAGTTTATGGTTATGAGAACTGCTCATGGTATAGGTGATTGGGGAATCATATCAGCGATGCCACGCTTACTCAAAGAGAAATATCCTGATTGTAAAGTATATGTTCCGTCAGTTACTCTTTTAGAAAAGCTGTTTAGTCAGTATGCTGGTAATTGGAATGCTTGGGGTAATCCATTTACTAATGTAGAGAATGTATTTAAACATAATCCATATGTAGATGATTTTGTAGATGAGTATGATGGTGAAGTATTCCACGATCATTACAGAGTCTATGATAAAGATAATACAGATATTCCATTGGTTGAACAGATGTTGAAGTTCTGGCAATTTAAAGAGAGTGAATATGAAGATTCTCAACCAGAACTATATTGGTCTGATGAGGAAAAAGAATTGGGTGATGCTATCATAGAAGAGTATGTTCACGACAATGATTTTGGTTGCTTGTTGATATCAGATAGATATGACTATACTATGGATAAGTTAATAATTGAAAAGATAGATACAGGATTAAAACATTTTTATTGGACTGAGAGACCACTTGAACAAACTGAATTTGATTTTATAGATAAAGCATTAGATATGAGAAATATGTCAGTACGGATTCAGTTGTATATTAAATCTAAAGCTAGATATAATGTAGGTAATCAATGTGGAACTACTCAATTGGTAACTAGATATTCTGATGTACATAGTGTTCAGAGACAATTTCCAATAGCTCATAATTTTGTTCGTGGTGAGAATCTTTTAGATGACGAATACAAAAGAATCCATTTATCAGCTCCCGATAAGTTTGAATCTAAGACGACTACTTCATTAAAGTTTAAAGGTGATTTAATAGATTTTTTAGGGAATGATTTTAAAGATAAAAATGTGATTGAGATAGGATGTTCTTTAGGATATACAACTCATGTATTAAGTGGATATTTTAATAAGGTAACTGCTGTGGATTACGACCCAGCTAGGATTCAAGCAGCTAGGGAGTTCAATAGTAGTAAAACAAATATAGATTATATTGTCAAAGATGTGTATGGTACTGCGTGGGATTTTGATAAAAATCATCAAGTTGTTTTTATTGATTGTGTACATGAATATGATTTTGTAAAGAGAGATATTTTAAATGCTATAAATTATTTTAACAAACCATTATTGTTTTTTGATGACTACGGATTATTTCCGAATACAGTAATGAAATGTATAAACGAATTAGTGGATGGTGGAGTGTTAAAGGTTATTAATAAAATAGGGCATAAGAAAAATGTTGTCTTTGAGAAAACGGCACATAAAATATTGAAAGATTATGAGGGAATAATATGTCAGACCGTATAATTTATACTTCTGTATTTGGTGGTTACGATAAGGTTGTAGAACAAACATCTTCGGGGTGGGATTGGAAGTGCTTTAGTGAAGAAAATAGTTTACCTATATATGAAGATAATAATAGGAACGCTAAGAGGTTTAAGATATTGCCACATAGATACTTTCAGAACTATGAGTATAGTGTTTTTATAGATGGTAATATGACTGTTAGAGGTAACTTGGATGATTTGATTGACAAGTATTTAAGTGATACCAATGTTGCATTTTTTAGTCATGGTAATAATCATTTGGATGCCAGAAACTCTGCTTATGATGAAGCACAAACTATATTTGCTTTGGGTGAGAAGAATATGAATAGGAGTCCAGAAAGAGGTATTTTAAATTATAAAGATAATCCGTTTGTTATACAGAAACAAATGGAAAGGTATAGAATGTTAAGGTATCCAGCAAATGATGGTTTGATAACAGGTATGGTTATATTGAGAAGGCACAATGAGGCTGATTGTATAAAGACAATGGAAGATTGGTGGACTGAAATAAAGTATAATAGTAAGAGAGACCAATTGAGTTTTAATTACTGTGCTTGGAAGAATGATTTGAAGTTTAATTATATGGATGGTGACTCTAGAGATAACGAATATTTTTACAGAGATACAAATCCACATATAGGCAAAAAATGAAGAATGTAGTTTTTATTCCAAATATAGATTTAGGTAATGGTAGAAGTGATTCTTATTCTTATTCTGTCAAGAGTTGGAAAAGGTGGTGTGATAAGAATAATTGTGAGTTATTGATATGGGAAGATTTATTGTACCCTGTGGAGTATATGAAAATTACTTGGCAAAGGTATTATCTTTTTGATATATTAGAGGCTAATGGTATTCAATATGATCAAGTTCTTATGGTAGATGCTGATACAATTGTACATCCTGATTGTCCTAATTTCTTTGAAGAAACGGAAGGTAAGTATTGTGGGGTTAGAGTTGATGGTTGCTATGAATGGGTACTGAGGAGTATCAGAGGATTTGGTGATAAATTATTTGATGGTATGAGAATACATCCTTGGAATTATATCAACGGGGGATTTCAGATTGTTAACTATAATCATAAAGATTTTTTTAATGCTATGAAGTCGTATTATAAAGAAAATAGTGAAAAGATTACTAAGACTATTGATGAACTAAAATGTGGTACTGATCAAACTATAGTAAATTATATGTTACATAAAGAAGAAGTAGATGTTAAGTATTTACCAAGCTGCTATAACTTACAAGATTTATTTAGAAAGAATTTGTTGGTGGTTCATGGTCAAGAGTGGTGGACTGATGAGTTACATTATTTGGATGCTGGTTGGATTTATCATTTTAATTCAATACCACAAAATCCAATGGGTAGAGATGCTAATTATTGGATAGAAAGAACTTATGAGGAACTATTTTGAGAATGGTCGTGGGATTTACAAGTGGTTATTTTGACATCATGCATCCAGGTCATGTTATGATGTTAGAGGAATGTAAACAGTATTGTGAACACTTAATAGTTGGTGTCAATGAATATAAAACTAAAGTTAGTCAACCAGATGGTAGAGCTAAAAATGAACCTATATGGTCTCCTGATGAAAGGTTATTTATGGTGAAGTCAAATAAATATGTAGATGATGCATTTCTATATGATGGTGAACCAGCACTATATAAATACCTATCTGAAAATGTAGATATGATAGATGTTCGTATATTGGGTGCAGACCATAAAGGAAAACCATTCACAGGAGATGATTTGCCAATCGATATAATATTCAATAGTAGAGATCATGATTATAGTACTACTAATACCATAGCTAAAATTGTTAAGGAGAGAGGTTAATGAATGTAGAGTTCATATTTTCAGAATTTGGTTCAAGGTCTACTGCTAATCAACCAGATAGTTTTACTGATGAACACAGACTAGACCCAACATATTCTTCTGTAAAAGAATTCTTTCCAGAAGCTAAGTTAACATTGTATACTGATATTGAAGAGTTAGGTAAGAATTATCCTGATGTTGAAGTGAGGTTAGTTGATATAGACAAAAGTCCTTTTACAAAGTCTAATCATAGATGGGGCTGGCATTGCTGTGATTACTACGAAGCTAAAGGTTTATTGGAGTCAACTGCTGATGTTGCTATATCGGTTGATTCAGACCTTATGTTTGTTTCACCAGATGTTAGAACCATTTTACCAATAACAAAAAGGTTTGGTGTTTGTGTTCCAACCAATGAAAGGCAGATGGTAAAGGTTGATGGTATACACACAAGAGGAAACGATGGTGATTACCATTTGGATGAAGATGAAAGTAGGGGTAATTTATTAACCTATGATTTATGGTGGTGTAGTTTTGATGTGAGTGATAATAGAGGTAGAGCTTGGTTGAGTGAGTTCTGTAGATTGATGGAGACTAATCCAAAAAGAGCACCATTACAGATGAGTAGGGCTAGTTGGAATACTGGTATACATCCTTATTCAATGCCACAACAATGGGGAGTTGGAAGTGGTTATATAGGATGTGGTAATGAAATAATATTGCATGTTGGTCATACAAATGTCCAAGACCATTACCTTGAGAGGAGAATATGAGTTTATTAAAAGAGTTAACAATTAAATATGATGTAGATGCTCTTGAATTAGGGTATACCCAACACTACGTTGATGTATTAGAGAATAATACCACACCTGAATACAATCCAAGAGATGACTTTAAAAAAGTACTAGAGATAGGTGTAGAAACAGGAAGGTCTCATAGGTTGTGGTTAGAATATTTTCCTAATGCCAATGTGTATGGTTATGATATATTTAAATATGGTGTTGAGGAATTCAATAGATTACAAGAAGGTAATCCTTATTTAGATAGGTCTATTATGTTTGAGGGAGACCAATCAAATGTTGATGATTTACAAAAATTTCTATCAGAACATGGTGGTGATTTTGATATGATAATAGATGACGGTGGACATACGATGGAACAAATGCAAACTTCATTAAATTATCTGTGGAACTCTTTGAAGTCTGGTGGTCTGTATGTTATAGAAGATTTGCATAGTTGTAGTAATCAATGGCCTTGGTTGTACGGATACAAAGTTATACAGGATGGGGATACCTTGACTACAGATTTATTATATAGTTTACGAAATGGTGATGATATGGTTACTGAAACAAATTACATATCAGCTGGAATGATTAGTAAAATTAGAAGTGAATTAGATTGGTGTGAAACAAAAGTTGGGGTAGATAAATATACTAGTCCAAAAGGACAAACATACCAATGGCCAACTATGTTATGTTTTATGAGGAAGAAATGAAAAAAGTAGCAGTAATAGTAGAGACTAGAAAACATAAAGCTCTTCACTTTGTGTTATGTAATGTTATGTCTATTTTGCCAGATGAGTGGGAGTTACAAATATTTCATGGGTCTGATAACTACGACTATATTAAAGACATTATGTTTGATGATGATTTTTTGAGTGATGTTAAAAAGAAAACTACATTTACTAATCTAAACATAGAGTCTATTAGTGCTGATGATTCAAGTACAGAAATTATGTTAACTGAAGATTTTTGGAATCAAGTAGTTGGTGAAACTGTATTATACTTTGAATGTGATTCGATGCTATGTCCTAATTCAGAATATAAGGTTGAAGATTTTGAACATTTTGATTATATAGGTGGATGGTGGGGTAAGAAGTTTAATCCGCAATCTGTTAATGAATCATATGATAGAGTTATGAATGGTGGTGTATCTATTAGAAAGAAAAGTTTTATGTTGGATATTATAAAGAATGAGTTAGAACCATACTTACAAGAAGGTGGCAATCCTTGTGAAGATTATTTCGTTACAGATAGAATAAGAACCAAACCAACTGTGAGAGAGGTTTTGAATTTCTCTATAGATAATGGCTATATATATCCTTTGGATGATAAAGCTCCATTTGGATTACATAAACCTTGGGGAGTAGATGCGAGTAAAGGTCATGGTAGATATTATAAAGATATAAAACGAGTATGTGAAGGAGTAGAAATATTGGAGTATTTAAATGGCATATCGAAATGGTGAAATGATGAGATTATATGAAGCTAGAGATTTGGGTGTTAATCCCTCATCTATACTTGATATAGGCGCACACTCAGGTCAGTTTTATAGTTGGGCTAAAGCAGTTTGGTATAATTCTTTTATTTTTATGATTGAGGCCAATCCACTACATGAAAATGCTTTGATTAATATTACCAATAATGTTAAAGATGAATATCTTATAGCCGCTTTGGGTGATGAGGAAAGGGAAGTTACTTTTTATACTCGGAGCGACAAACCACATACAGAGGGTAATTCATATTATAAAGAAGTTAACTATTGGGATATACCACAACTTATACAAGAGAGTAAAATTAAATTACAGACATTAGATAGTTTGTTTGAAAATGATTCAGTATTTGATTTAATTAAAATAGATACACAAGGTTCAGAGTTGGATATTCTCAAAGGTGGTAAAAATTTGATTAGTAGAGCAACTGCTGTTATATTAGAAGTTGCTTATATTGAATATAATTTGGGTGCACCAAATGATAAAGAAGTTATAGACTATATGAATAGTATAGGATTTGAAGAAAAAATGAGTATAGGTGAACACTATGACGGAGAAGAAGCAGTTCAGAAAGATTTATTATTTTTAAACAGAGATTTATTATGATAGATAATTTACAGGAAATTTTAGAAAAAAATAAAGACAAATATAAGGTTAATAAACCCTTTTCACATATAAGATTGGAAAATTTATTTCCAGAAAAGTTATTAGATGATGTTGTAAATAATATTAATAAAATTAAAGATGATTATGAATGGAATAGATTCTGCACGACAAGCTCAGATTTTTCAGAATTTGGAGAATCTACTGTAAAATTAACTAACTATTTAATATCAAATGAGTGGGTAGATTTTTTATCTAAATTGACAGATATTCCCGATCTTTTTTCTGATAATGATTGGTTAGGATCGGGAATTAATTTTGAAAAAAGAGGAAGCCACCTAGAACCTCATACAGATTTTAATAAATATAAAAAATATTGGAGAAGAGTTAATGTGTTATTATTTTTATCAAAGGATTGGAAAGATGAGTGGGGTGGTCATAATGAGTTAGGCCGATATGATGATGATGGCGGGTATGTTAAAGTTAAAAGTTATAAACCAGATTTTAATACGGTGGTTATTTTTAATACTTCTGATATTTCATATCACGCATTTGATATAGTCAGATGTCCAGATAATGTTTCGAGAGTTGTTATAAGTTGTTATTATTATTCAGAGCATAGTGGACCACATACTAAAAATAGTCAGTCCACAAATTATATTGGTTGGGATAAAGAACGTCAAGAAAATAAAGAGTATCATGGTAGACATGGTACAGGTTGGAGGAAATTAAAATGAAAAAAGAGTTTTTAGATTTAGGTAAACAGCCTATTGCAAATGATTTTATAAAGGAAGATGAGTATAGTTCACCATTCTTTTATGATTTGAAAGTTGTATTTGATGAAGATACTAAATTGGTATCATTAAAAGATTTTGTAAAACCAGAGCTAATGTTCAATGAGAATTATGCTTACAATACTTCAATGTCTACACCTATGGTTAATCATTTTAAATCAACTGCTGATATGTTGATGGAAGAGTTTCGACCAGTAAATGTAATGGAGATTGGCTCGAATGATGGACCATTTATACGACAATTTGATCCCACAACTGCAGTTTGTGTTGAACCTTGTGGCAATTTTGCTGATATAACTTATGATATGGGATATGAAACATATGCAGAGTTTTGGACAACAGAACTATCTAAAAAAATAAAATCAGAATGTGGGAATATGGATTTGATTTATTCTGCTAATTGTATATGTCATATACAAGATTTGGATGATTGTTTTTCAGCAGTCGCTAACTTACTAAGTGAAAAAGGTGTGTTCGTATTTGAAGATCCTTCATTACTTAGAATGTTAGAGAGAGGTTCATACGACCAAATATATGATGAACACGCACATGTATTCTCAGTCACAGCTTTGGATAATATACTAAAGAAAAATGGTTTGACTCTTTTTGATGTAGACAATCTATCAGTTCATGGTGGTTCAAATAGAATATATGCTAGTAAATCATCTGATGTTGTAGTAAAGGATAGTGTTACACGAAATCTTATGGAAGAGAAGCAGTTTGGAGTTGATAAGTTTGAAACATATCAGATATTTGCTGAAAGGATTGAAAAATCTAAGAAAGACTTGGTGAATTTATTAACTAAACTAAAGGATGAAGGTAAGAAAGTAATCAGTATTGGTGCTACATCAAAATCTACAACTGTATTTAATTACTGCGGAATCGGTTCAGATTTAATAGAGTTAATAACAGATACAACACCTGATAAACAGGGAACTTTGGCACCTGGTTCTTTAATACCAGTAGTGGATAGAGATAGTGTTAGGTTAAAAGAATATGATTATGCTTTCTTAGGTGCTTGGAACTTTAAAGATTTAATTGCTAATAAAGAAAGAGAGTTTGTAGAAAATGGTGGGAAGTTTATTACGCATGTGCCAGAAATAATGGTATTTTCATAAGGAGATTGATATGTATTATAATGAGGATGACAGAGCTCAGAGGTTATTAGATGTATTTGAAGTTATAGATGGACAAATAAATGTTTCATATGTCAATAGTACAGAACACATTGTCGCTTGGCACAAACACGATATACAATCTGATTATTGGACTTGTATTAAAGGTTCATTCAAAGTAGGAATGGCTACAGAAGAAGATGGTTGTGAATTTGTATATCTATCAGATAAAGACCCAAGAGTTATTGAAATGAAACCAGGAGTATATCACGGATATAAAGCATTGGAGCCAGGTTCTATACTACTCTATTATCTAACAGAGAAATATAATCCAGATGATGAGTTTAGAGTTCCAGTAGGACACTTTGGTGAAGAGTGGACAACGGAGAATAAATGACAAGCCTTAAAGATGTAAAAGAATTTAATTTAAAATCATTTATTGAGCCTGATGGTAAATTGACACCAATTGAATTAGACAGGGATATACCATTTGAAGTTAAAAGAATGTTTTATGTATATGATGTACACGACCAAAATGATAGAGGAAAGCACAGTCATCATAAAACTAAACAGATTTTAATTGCTGTAAGTGGTGGAGTAACTGTCGTATGTGATGATGGTAAAGAAAGAAGGAATTATGTTTTAAATGAACCAAGTAGAGCATTATACATTCCAGAGATGATTTGGGATGAACAGATATATCAAAGTGAAGATTCAGTTTTGTTAGTTTTATCGAATACAAATTACGAACCCGATGATTACATTGAAGATTATGATGAATTTAGGAGATTAAAAAATGAAAGTAAATAGAATAAATGTTCCATACCCAGCAGTTTATGTAGAAGATTTTTTTCCTAATACATCTTTATTAAGAGCAGCTGCTGAGAGTTATGATGATGTGTATGATTGGGTTAAGTATGGTGGAGAAGATTCAGGTCAAGTTCAATGGTGTAATAAATTAGGTCGTGAATACATACCAACACCAGCGTTAATTGTTATGGATTATATGGTTACTCATTTTGATCCAAATAAGGTATTTGGTTTAACAGATAATGCATTTCCAGATTTATCTTACTATGGTGGTGGTATGATGGTAACACCAAACTCAAATGGTGAAGGTGGTTATTTAGGAATGCATGTTGATGCCACACATCATGGAATACATAAAGATTGGAAAAGAGAGTATAGTGTTATAATCGGATTATCAGAAGAGTATGATTCGTCTTTTGATTTATTGATACACGATGGAAAAAACAGTCATGCTAGAGTACCATATAAATTTAATACCTTATGGGCATTCAAAACATCAGAGAATTCTTGGCATGGTATTGATAAGATAACAGAAGGGTTAGATAGAAAGTCTTTAGGTGTTATGTATTGGTCTAAAGGTGATGAGGGGATTCAGACTAAAGCTAAGTTCAACAATGATTTGGAGTTTGATTGAGAATATTAATTACAGGAGGCGATGGCGAGTTTTGTAAACATTTGGTTGAACAAGGTAAAGAACACTTATTTCTTACACCAACTAAAGAAGAAGCCGATATAAGCCACTACTGGCAATTAGATAGATATTTTTATACACATCAATTTGAATTTGATATTGTTATTCATGCAGCGGCTATAACAAGACCTATGGTTATACACGAAGATAATCCATCGTTAAGTATACAAACAAACATAGTTGGAACTTCTAATGTGGTATTAATGTGTGAAAGATATAATAAGAAAATAATTTATATATCTACTGATTATGTTTATGAAGGTAAAGATGGAAACTATAAAGAAACTGATGCTATGAAACCATTTACAAAATATGGATGGTCTAAATTAGGTGGTGAGTGTGCAGTTCAAATGCACGACAATCATTTGATATTAAGAATGGCTATGAATAGAAAACCATTTCCACATCCAAAAGCTTTAAAAGATATGAGAAAGAGTCTTATGTATATTGAGGATGCTGCTAAAGCAACTTTGAAGTTGTTAGATGAGAAAGGTATAATAAATGTAGGTGGCAAATCACAATCTGTTTATGATTTTGTGAAAGAAGAAAAACCAGACATTGAACCTATCTATCTATCAGAAATATCTGATGTTAATATGGCTACAGATTGTTCTATGAACACAAATAAAATGATGAGGGTTATTGATGATTCAACTGTTTAACATAAATAATCATATTATAGACACTTCTAAATTTTCTAATATTCTACATGATGATGTAGTAGTAGAGTTTGAAAAGAAAATAGCAGAGTATGTGGGTGCTAAGTATGCTTGTGCTATTAATAGTGCAACCAATGCTATCTTCTTAACTTTTACTATGGATTACTTCCTGAAACCTCGTATAATTAAAATACCAAGTATGATTCCACCTGTAGTTGCTAATGCTATTATTACAAGTCATAACAAAGTAGAGTTTACAGATAATGTTAAGTGGTTTGGTAATTCATATATTTTACATAAATTCAGAACATATAAGGTGGTAGACTCTGCTCAAAAATTAGAGAAGAATCAATTTAGAAAGGAATGTAAGCCAGATGATGTGATGATATTTAGTCATTACCCAACTAAACCTTTAGGTGGTATAGATGGCGGAGTAATCGTTACAGATGATTACAAAAAATATAAATGGTTTAAAGAGGCTGTACTTAATGGTATGAGTTATGCTGAGAATAATTGGGAAAGGAATATATCTTTTCCAGGTTATAAGATGTATATGAATTCGGTTCAAGCTGAAATACTAATGGAAAATTTTAAAACATTTGGTAAAAAAATGGGTGTGTTGAGGAAATTGGTTGATATATATAATAGAGAATTAGGTTATGAAAACTCAAGTCAACACCTATACACAATAGAGGTTTTAGATAATGAAAAATTTATTAATAATATGAGAAATGATGGTATAGTCTGTGGTGTACATTATCCAGCACTTCATAAGAATCCAATATATAATGATGGAGTAGAATTCAATTGTCCTAAATCTGAAAAGTTGGAGAAAAGAACTGTTAGTTTGCCAATGAATGAAACATTATCACTTTTAGAAATAGAATACATAATAGATAAGGTAAAGGAGAATTTATAATGAACATACCCACACACGGAAAATATGAGTGGATGCCTATTTTATATGATTTTATAGTTACTTTAAAACCTAAGAAAATAATAGAGTTTGGTCCTGGTGCGGGATATACAACAATAACTATGGCTAAGGCTTTAGATGAAAATAATATAGATGGTCATATAAATTCATACGATATTTGGGATGATAGGTATTGGGGAAAACAAACTGTGACTCAAATAGAATATGATGCTTGGGGGGTGGCTAACTATATAACTTTGGAAAACCTTGACTTTTTTGATTGGGTAAAAAATCCAACAGATTTCGACTTTCTTTATTTTGATATCAACAATACATCTGAAAAATTAACAGTACTTTATAATACAGTAAAGGAACAGATTAAAAATGGTTCGGTTGTATTTTTTGAGGGTGGTTCAAAAGAGAGAGATTCACATGGACATAATGGTGGAAGTATGTATGACATAAAAGAAAAGGTAGGTTATAAGATATTGACTGGTAATGTTAAGTATTCAGCGTCTGCTATATACAATACTGATATGTATGATTTGGATTTTTCGTGAATAAGATATTAGTAATAGCTACTGGCTGGCATTTTAGTTCTCATTTCTATGAGAATATGATTAAACAAATAGTTCCTAAAGGTTGGGAAGTGGATTACTTTTGTGTAGCACATAGACTTCCAGAGGATGATAATACTGTTCAAGAAAAAGAAGATGCTAGAAACTTAGATGGTGATAATTTCTTAAATCAATTAGATCAAATGATGTATGAGTATCCAATAACCACTCAGCAGATATCTCGTTTGGGTTGGCATTTTATGGTTGAGGATAATACAGTAGGTGATATGGAATGCTTCAATCAATGGTCTGAACACTATGATTACAAAGACTATGATTTTATTTTAGTTACACACGATGACAATTTGATATTATCAGACCAATTATTTGTTGATATTGTTGAAGGTGTTGATGTGCATAAGCCAATAGTAGAAAGTAGGTATGGAACAGGTCATCAGTTTGAAACCGAAAAGGTTAAGTTAGAAAATGATTGGTTATTTTTGGATAATGGTTATAATAAAGAAATACCAAAAGCTTTTGAACCAAGAGGATCTTTTAGTTTTTATAAAAGAGAGTTGATAGATATGTTGCCAGATAACAAATTTGATATGTACCAAGAGGGTGGTATGGGTATTGTTAATAGAGTTGGTAAAACGGATAGTGTAGGTCATCAAGGAATATCAGCTTGGAATACTCATGCAGGAACATTTAGAGAATTTTTATATAATGAATTACCAGAACTTGGGCTGGTGGATAAGACTCGATGGTTATCAAATACAAAAAGGGTTAGTAAATATTGTATCGAAGGTGAGAGAGGATTTCTGAGTAACCATAAAGCAGATGGAAATGTCTATGTAGAAGATGTTAGGAAGATAATGAAAGATATGGATTGGATATAATGCAACCAATAATTCATGACAGGCACGTAGTAAAGAAAGAATTTGAGAATTTAATAATGAATGGTCCTATAGAATATCAAATGCCAGATAATTTAACAGTAGTGACTTGTAGAAATGAGGGTACATTAGAAGATAGAATTATACCACATCTATCAGGCTATGAGGAAGAATCTATCTTAGAGAGTAATATGAGATACTTAGGTTTAGAGTTGGTTGTACTTAGAGATAGTAGATTACCTTGGAGAAATACATTTAAGTTTGAAATGTTACATAACTATCTGAACTCTGGCGAATGTACTACTGAATACTTTATGTGCTTGGATGCTATTGATGTTATATGGATAGATGAACCACAAAGAGTGATAGATATTTTTGAGTCGTATGATTGTGATGCTTTGTTTATGTCTACTCATTCAAGAGATGGATACAATTGTATGCCAGAAGTAAAAGAGTGGGTTGATACAATAAATTCTAAAAATAGATATTTGAATAGTGGTGTTTATATTGGTAAGACTTCATTTGTAAAAGAGATGATAGAAGAGGCTATGAAATATGCTATACCACATGGAGTAACTATGGATGATTACAGAGATTATTTGAATAGTGAACCTGTAGATTATCCGAGAGGTTCACAAGACCAAGACATATTCAGATACATAGAAAAAAAGTTTTATCCAAGAATGAAAGTAGATTACAATAACCAAATGGCATTTAGAAGTTGATTATGAGTACCTTGTGGAATAGACTGTGTAGTAAAAATAATTATTATGATTCTACAGTAACAGAAAAAAATAATATTTTACAATCGTGGGAAAAACTTCCTATACTAATTTCTAATAAAAAGAAAGCAATTTGGTTTAAACCTGCTAGAACTGGTGGAACAACATTACAATCTTTGATATACGATAAGTATAGTTTTCATCCAGCTGGGAAAGGGGAAATTATTACAAATAAAGAAATATTGAATGATTATTTTAAATTTATTGTAGTTAGAAATCCATATGATAGATTGGTATCTTGTTACAAATGGAGTCAAAAAGCTGGTTTAGTAGAACGATGTTCATTTAAAGATTTTGTATTTGACAAAATATTAGACGAAGATGGAAATTTTACTGATAGTCATTGGATGCCACAAACTACGGGATTATTAAATGGAGAATTAAAGTTAGATCATGTGGGAAGATTTGAAAGGTTAAGTAGCTCGATAAAATATATAATTTTTAAGTTATCTGGCAAACCATTTTTAGGAAGTATTCCACATAAAAATAAGACTACACAAGAATCCTACAGAAAATATTATAATATAGATATTAAAAAATATGTAAGAGAATTGTATAGTATGGATTTTGAAATTTTTAAATAGGAGAGATGTGATGTCTAATGATAAAGATAAATTAAAACAGATAGAAGCTGAATTAAAAAAGAAAGCTATTGTTTTGGAACAAAAAGAAAAAGAATTGAACTTGAAAATGACTACAGTTGAAAATACTGAATTATTCATAAAGTTAGCTAGTCTTGTAGACGAAGTTTTTTCTACATACGAAACAACAATGGGATATGGAGAAGGCTGTAAGGAAATGATAATAAATTTAGTTGATGCTAAGTTGGCAACTCAAATTGCGGTGTGGGATAAATGAAAGTATTAATAACAGGTGGAACGGGAACAGTTGGCAAATCACTTATTCAATTGAATGACAATGAGTATATCAATGTCAGTAGAAACGAAGAGAAGATAGCCGAATTAAAAAGAGAACATCCATCAGTTAAATCTTATGTGGGTAATGTAGAAGATAAAGGACTTTTACTTAGAGTATTTAAAGATGTGAAGCCAGATGTAGTGGTACACGCAGCTGCTATGAAACATATTGATTTGATGGAAAAGAATCCTATTGCTGGGTGTCATATAAATGTAATGGGTAGTTTGAATGTAGTAGAAGCTAGTATTATTAATGATGTACCAATCACAGTTGGAATCAGTACAGATAAAGCTTGTTTGGCTGAGAGTGTATATGGTGCTTCAAAGTATCTGATGGAAAGAGTTTTTATGAATAGTAATAACGATACTAATAGATTTGCGTTGACTAGGTTTGCTAATGTAGCTCATAGTGCTGGTTCAGTATTACCATTTTGGTTGAAGTTGAAGGAAGAGGGAAAGCCAGTTAAACTTACAGGTAAAGATATGAATAGATTAATATTCACACAAAAGGATGCAGCTCAATTAATTAAGAGAACTATTAATTGGACAGAACTACATGGTGGTGGTTTTGTTAAGTCGTATAAAATGAAATGTGTTAATATGTTTGATTTGGCTAAAGTTGTTTCATCTGATATTGAAATAATTGGAAGAAGGCCTGGGGAAAAGAATGATGAGGATTTGGTTTCTAAAAATGAAGTAGATAGGACTTATCTCTATGGTCATGATATTCATATTAGAATGGAAGAAAATGATGGTGATAATAAATTAACAGAACCATATAATTCTAAGTCAGCACCAAAAATGACAAAAGAAGAAATGAAGGAATTAGTATGGGGTGGATGAACAAATATAAAATAGCTTGGTTTACCGAAGGTGGTTGGCAAGGTAAGGTTTCATTAGACAATCCTAATATGAGAAATGATGTCTCTACAAAATGGTTGTTAGGGGCTGAACATTATCCTATCTTTCAATTGCCACAAGTGTTACAACACTTTGGTGAGAATCATTTTGACTTTGGTATAGTAACATTACCTAAAACGAATGTGGACAAATTGGTGACATTTGATATGATGGGTGATTTGAAAAAGCTATGTAGAAAAACCATATCAATGCAAGAGGGTCCTCATTGGTATTTTCAAGACTACACAATGGAACAACAGATTTGGTGGTACAATTCTCTTACAGAGTTTGATATGTTATTTGCTCATAATTGGAAGGATGTAAATTACTACAGAGGAATTACTAACAAACCTGTTCAAAAAATGCCAACACTAATGTTAGCTGAAAGGTTGGGTATTATACCACGAAATGAGTGGGGTGACGCTGTAATGATTGGTGGTAATATGGTTAGGTGGTATGGTGGATTTGATTCTTATGTGGTAGCTCAACAATTTAATATGCCAATATCTGCTCCGTCAATGGGTAGGAAAATTGATAGAGAAGATGAAATGGATATACAACATTTACCATACATGACTTGGGTAGAATGGATGAACAGTTTGAGTCAATATCACGTTGGTGTTCATATGATGCCAACACATGCAGCTGGTACATTCACATTGAATTGTGCATTTCACGGAATACCTTGTATTGGATATAAAGGATTGGATACGCAAGAGGAGTTACACCCTTTGTTATCAGTAGATGATGGGGATATGGACAATGCTATTAAATTAGCTCGGAAGTTAAAAGACGATAAATTTTATGAAGAATGTAGTTTAATGTGTAGAGAGAATTATGAGAAGTCAATGTACACAGAAGAAAGATGTTCTGATTATTTAGAAATGATATTTGAGGATTTATATGAAAAAAATTAGTTTTATACAACCAAGTAGAAACAATCTAAAGTATTTAAAGTGGTCTTATAGTAGTATTCGTAAGAACTTAGGACATCAACATGAGATATGTTGGGCTGATGATTTTTCAGATGATGGAACTTGGGAATGGATGCAAGGAATAGCTGAAGTAGATTTAAATGTAAAGATTATGAGGAATGAAGGTCCCACTAGGTTAGGACACACTATACTATATGATAAGTTAGTAGATATGGCAACTAACGATATTGTTATGATATATCATGCGGATATGTATGCTTGTCCTGGCATGGATGTTGAAGTATTAAAATATCTACAGCGTGGGAGTGTTGTTTCAGCTACACGCATAGAGCCACCACTACACCCTGATGGTCCTGAAAAGATACTACAAGACTTTGGTATAGAACCTGAAGAGTTTGATGAACAGGGATTAATGAGTTGGTTAGAAGGTGATATAAATGTATCAAAGAATATTGGTAGAACTACTGATGGTATATTTGCACCTTGGGCTATATACAAAGATGACTTTCTGGCAATCGGTGGACACGATCCGTTATACGCTCCACAATCCAAAGAGGACTCTGATATATTTAATAGGTTTCAATTGGCTGGTTATGAGACAATACAGACTTGGCAGGGATTTGTATATCATATGACTTGTCGTGGTAGTAGATTTAAAGATGGTGCTTTGAGAAATCCTGCAGGTCAAGTGTTTATGAAGGGTAGGGAATCAAGTGAGTGGTTAAAACAAAACCTCAGGAGTACCCGAAATTTCATCAGGAAATGGGGTCATATGGTGAAACATGATGAATATCTTAAACCTATCATACCACCAAAGTATGATATAGGATTCAAGGTTTATAATACCGATAAAACTTTACTCAGAGAGTTAGAACCTTGGTGTAGTTGTATTTATTTAGATTTTGGTTCTGATTATATGCATGAGTATAAGAAGGAAGAACAGCCAGATACAGATTTTAATTTAGATGAGAGAATAAAGTTATATGGTAATGCTGATATAACAAAGTGTCATGACATTGTAGTTGAGTTTGATGCGAGGAAACTAACATCACAGAATTTTCAAGTAATCGTCAATATATCAGAGTTACTACAGGATAGCGGCGAGATAGGTGAGATGGAATATGAGATATTTAAATTTCATATCAAATCTTTAAATACATATGAAGAGGAGTTGATTGTTTGCGAGTCTTAGTTACAGGTGGTGCTGGATTTATTGGTACTAATTTAATAAAGAGACTATTGAATGATGGTCATAAAGTAGTCTCATTGGATAACTACACTACAGGTAAAAAAGAGAATGAACAGAAAGGTTGTCAGTATTTTGATGTCGATTTAGTACAGACTGATAATTATGATTTTTTTATGGATAAACCTGATGTGATATATCACCTAGCGGCTATAGCTAGAATACAACCATCATTTGAACATCCAACATACACATTTCATTCTAATGTAACAGCAACACTAAATGTATTAGAATGGGCTAGAGGTAAGGAATGTCCAGTAGTTTATGCTGGTTCATCATCATCTAATGGGGATAAGTTTGCTAATCCATATACACTTAGTAAGTCTCAGGGTGAACAATTGGTAGAACTATATAATAAGGTGTATAATTTGCCAGCGACTATATGTAGATTTTATAATGTATATGGACCACATCAGCTTACAGAAGGAGAGTACTGTACATTGATAGGTATATTTGAGACACAATATAAAAATAATGAACCATTGACTATTACTGGTGACGGAGAACAAAGGAGAGATTTTACTCATGTAGATGATATAGTGGATGGATTGGTATTAGCTGCTAATGATATATTCTTTTACTATTATGAATTAGGTAGAGGTAAAAACTATTCAGTTAATGAGATAGCTGAGGCTTTTGGTGGACCAATTAAGTATATTGATGAGAGGCCTGGTGAAATGAGAGAGACACTTTGCGAGGATACTAAGGCTAGTGATATATTGGGGTGGAATCCAAAAAGGGATGTAATAGATTTTATTAAAGAAATGTCTTGACTTGTGTATTAATTATGTTTATATTTAGGAGTAGATAAATGGGTAAATACGATCATTACGAAGAGCTTGAAGAACAGGCTTATAATGATAAAATAAAACCAAAAAAGAAACCAAAAAAACAAAAGAAAAAGTGGAAGGAAAATGAATATAAACCTAAACAAAAATTCGATTATCGTAAAAACGATAAAGGCCGTAATCACCCTAATAGGGTTTAGTCTATTCATTGGCTGTGAGGACATTGAATCAGAGCCTATAGAATTTCAACTAGACACTAGATTGGTACAAGATGCAAATGGTTATTACCATATGACATTGGATACTACGAACTGGCAAACTCTTCATCGTATTGAAGGCAGAGTACTTCGTAACAATGATGGTGTGAATACAATTAAATTTGCTTGGGCGAGTAATATGTATTGGATAATAGGTCACGAATTTGGTCATGTTATACAAAATACAGGTTCAGATCAATTGTGGTATGTTGGATATGATACTACTTTTATAACGTGGTTTAATGGATTTGAAGTACCTATTGTTAATGGTGCTTCTTATAGTGACTATGATGGATATGTAAATACAATGATAGCGCCAGTTAAAACAATGAAAGGTGATACAGCAACTATTTATTATGGTTATTATGATAATTGGAGAGCGGAAGAAATTTATGGGGAGTTCAATGTAATTTTTAATTAGGAGAAATCATATGAAATATGTGTTGGTGGATAAAGGGGATAATATTATAGATAAAGTGGAATTGAATAGCGAGTTAAGAGAAGCTAAAAAATTCTTTATAAAAAGAAAACAAATAGATGAGAAAGAATTTGACAATATGTGGAAAGTAATGTCAGAAAAAGAATACAATAGTCAACTTACAGCATCACTACAAAACAAACAATATGAGTGGTGGAAAGATGACGAGGATTGGTTAGATATAGACAAATGAAAGATTTAACAAAAGAACAACAACAAGAGTTAGAACAACTCGCATTAGAGATAGAGGCTGAGGCTATCCAAATGAAGCTGGATTATGAAGATAATCCTACACCAACGGAAGAGAGTGGTAGTCTTATATATGTTCATCAGAATGCAGAATTTTTAGAAGAAGAGGAGTAATAATGGCTAATCATGTATGGACTAGAACACAAGTCCTTTCAGAGAAAGTAGAAGTTCATGAACAATTATTTGAGTGGTTCGGAGACTTAACAGGATGGAATGAATCACATATTCGTGGTACAGTAGAACCTATCTTTGGTAAATACGAAAAGTATCCAATGGATGAAATAGGACCCAAATGGATATTGGTTGAGGATATGGATAGAATGGATGACAATGAAACATATATCACTTTCTGTTCGGCTTGGAGTTTTCCAGAAGGGTATATGGAAGAGTTTGTTAAAAAGGTGGTAGAGCTAGATGAGGATGCTATTGTAAAGTTTGGTGTTGAAGAAGAGAGTGATGATTTCTTGGTAGGTGGTTATGGTAGTAAAAAAGGATTTAAATGGTATGAAGATGATTCACCAGAAAGGCCTTGGGAAGAAGAGTGTGAAGAAGAAGGTCTTGACTATGACGGTGAAATAGATAAATTTTATGATGAAGTGAATGAAATGACAGACTCAATGATTTCAGCATCAGAACGATATATAGAAGGAGCGTGAAATGGAAATAGCTACAATAGGTTGGGTATGGCTTGGTATAATAGTTGGAATGTTAGTTGGTATTGTATTAAATACTATGATGAATAATAGTAAACAATCTGACTTAGACGCTGAGAACTTACATCTTAGGTTTGTAAGAGACTCACTAAAGGAAGAGATATTTAGGCTAGAAAACCAAACCAAACCAAAACCCCGTAAGAAAAGAAATCTTAGGGCAAAGACGGTGAAGATTGGTAAATAAAAAAATATAATCGTATATTTATTATTAATAAGTTACAAACTTGCAAGGTAAATAACTTAAATGGAGATCGAATAGTGAATCAACAAGACCGAAAGGAATTTGAGATTGTACATTTAAAGATAGATGAACTCAAAAAAGACATTTTAAAATTGCAAGCAGATATGGAAAAGGCTCATCTTAAAACCGATGATAATCTCAGATTCATTAAGGAAAATCTATTCAATCCGAATGAAGGACTGTGGGCTGAGACCAAACAGAATAGTCAATTCAGACAGGACTCTCAGAAATGGAGAGGAATCATTGGAACAGGTTTTTTTGGCTTAATTTTTAAACAAATCTACGATATTATTTCATAAATAAATATATATTACCAAAGGGGTGTCAACGGAAGGGTGACGAAAACGCATGTCGAATACGTGTGTCGCTTGAAATGTTTGACACCAGAGGTAAAATCTCTTACGAGATTTCACCAGAATAGTAATACTTAAATAACGGATAGCGGCTCTCCGTTAAGGTAACACTTCATTGGAGTTTGGTTATCCAAGGTTGGATTGTATCCAAGTTGGGAGAAATGTTGTGAAAATAAAGACATTAAAGGAATTTATAAAGTACATCAAAAAGAGTAAACTTACGGCAAAGGAAGAGTCAATTGTGAGAATGAAATTTATTTTGGAAGAGTTAGATGATGACTATTTTATGAATAGAGAAAAGAGGAGAGTAGCGTGATAGAAGCGGTTGCTTT